TCTGCGACCTTTTCCTGATAGTCAGGATAACGTTCCTGCGACGCCTGTACCTTTTCTGACCATTCCTGAGCAAGCCGTGCTTTCTCAATGTTCTTAGCTTCTTCTGCTGCCAGTCGTTCCGCTTCTGCCTTCTGTGCCTCTGCTTCCGCCCTGATAGTGTAACGCGTCAGGTCGCGAATGTATGCGGGGTCAAATTCACCAAGAGGGTATTTAGGCTCACCATTTTCGTCTGCTTCGTCAGGCTGAGGAGCAGCATCGGTTGGCTTTTCAACGGGTTTGACTTCATCAGTCTTGCCTTCCAGCTTCGCCAGAGTCTCGTTAAGCTTCTTGAGGAGGTCCTCCTTCTCACGTTCTGCTACACGAGCTTTTTCTGTAAGCTGGTCAATACGTTCCTGAAAACGACTCTTCTTAGGCTTAGGCTGCTCGTCTTCAGCGTTATCAGCTTCTTCCTGTTCGTCAGTTTCAGCCGGAGTATCTTCCGGTTCCACCTCCTCTTCTACAGTGTCCTGTTCGACTTCTTCATTTTCAACCACCGTGGCCTCGGTGTCTTCGATATCAGTCTTAGGTTGGCCATACATAAGCTGTTCGAAAGCATTCAGGTCGTCAGTGTCTGCAGCGATTTCAGTGTTTGTGTCTGTCATAGGTTTTTACGGTCCTTATACCGAAGCCGACTTCGATTGCGTCTGTTGCTCTGCAGCGTCGGTTTTCTGCTGAGCGGACGAGAGTTTAACTGAGTGATCAAGGATGTCCTTGATAGCATTAAGTTCAAGCTGATTGCCGTCAACCTGATGGTCAGACAGCGCTCGAATACGTTGAGTCTCCGCATTGTATGCATCAACAATTAGCTTCTTCTGTTCAATAGTCATGTCAGACTTCAACATCTGATTTTCCATCGTCAGCTTCTGCAACTGTTCCTGCATCTTAGCGAGCATCTCAGGATCAGGTGGAGGCGCACCACCACCTTCTTCACCCGGTTCAAGGAACTGCGGAGGAATAGTCTTCTTAAGACGATCAGCAAGCTTGTCTGCTCCCGGCCAATCCTGTGCCTTAGCGATAATATCGCCAGCCACCTGAATAAGCTGAGGCCAAACCTGAATTGCTTCCATCATCGACTGAGCGGCCTCAACCCTACGGGTAGTGTAGCTGGTACCAGACGTGATTGCAACATCGTAATTGCCAATCGAAAGATCAGGAGAGTCAGGATCATTGGGATCGTTAATACGGGCGAACTTAACTGCCTCGTCTTCACCGATGATTCGTACGATACGAGTACCGTCGTACACCTGAGAGATAAGTTGGTTAGTAACGTCACCTGCCTCAAGGATTGCAGCATTACCATGATCGTAGTAGGTAATCGAAGCAACGTCACCTTCACGCTGTCGAGCCTGAATAGCACGACCAGAAGTTTCATTGCTTTTGATACCCAACGAAGCATCGTGAATACCAGTAACGTCCTTCATGTCCTGTGTGTTGACATTGGCTTCATTCAGAAGTGCCATCTGCGGAGCAGGCGGGTCAACGCGCGTAGGCGGAGCGGTAGCGTCATCATTGTAAATAAGCAAAGGGTCGCGGCTGAGATGTGCCTTGCGGAACTGCTCCTCACGGCCCTCTACGGCGCTCTCAGGAGCGATCCACTGAGCCTTGGGGGCATACCCTAGCTGCTCTGCTGCAACACTTCTCCAGAAGTTCTTGAGGCGCACAGCATCCTTCATAAAGCGAACCAGCCCGTAGCGGACTCGACGACCGTTAACATTAACGACTCGACCCGACATACGAATAATGGGGACGCGATTAAGCATGTACTCGTAAGGGCCGCTAAGAATGCTAAAGCCAGTCACTAGGTGCATCTGGGCGTACGTACAAGGAGCGACGCGCGACTTAACCGGCTGGCCGTTCTCAGCGATCAGTTCATCAAAGTTATCCTTATCGATGAACTTAGTCTTGCCGTTAGCAAACAGGCAGAGCAGGCGGTCACGCTCAATCATGCGCCAATATTCAGTTACTCGATAACCTTCGTCATTGATCCAGCCACCGGAGTACAGAGACGTATAATTATCAGAAGTCAGAGTAGACGAGTCAGCCTTGGGCCACTTACGTTCAAATTCCTTTTTGCTGATACGGTCATCAACAAATACGTGGCGTGCGTCACGACCAGTTGGGTCAATCGAGAAACGATCCCAGACAACTGCAAGAGCGTCATCAATCGGCTCAAGAGTAATTTCTTGATCAAAAGTGTCATTACGTGCATAACGAACTGCTACTCGGAATGCACCATCACCACAGGTGACCATGCTCTCAAAGGCGTTGTTAAATACACGGTCGCTACGAGACTTAGTCTGGATAGCGCGAATAAGGTCCCCGCGAACAGACGCAATATCCGTATCGCCATCTTCAGCCGGCAGGACCTTAATACCACTTTTATTCTGTCGCCAATCGCCAACTAGCTGAGCAACAAACTGAGGAACGGAATTAATAACAAGGCAAGGGAGGCCCTTACGATGTTGAAGAACAATCGGGTCCCACTGCTCACCAGCCGCAAACTTCTTGTCATCAAGGGCGGCCTCCCGATTCATACGATCAGCGTCTAGGTCAAGCTGATATTCCGATCTCATATCCTCAAGGAAGTCTTCAACAGACTCAAAGCCCTCGGGGACGTAATTTTTCTTTACATCGTCTTCGTACTCAAGCGTATCAACGCCCCGAGCTTCTTCGTTCTGAGTTTCTTCCATATTATCCAATCATCCATGAGTTAGGAGTTTCATCGTGGACAGGAGATATATAGGTCGTAGCAGGAGCCTGTTGCTCTACTCGTCCTCGTCCCCTGTTGGGATCGCGCTTACGTGCGGTAATCTTATCGAACAATTCAGTCAAACCCCACACTAGGGCGTCAACACGGTCAGGCGACCCCATTGCACTCGTACGGAAGGAGTCGATAGAGAAGATACACATCTGATCTTCTAGCTTGTCGAATCGTCCAACGTGGTGGATTCTTCCTTGTTCGTACAAAGCGGAAATAGGTTCTGCGCGTACAACCTTACCTCGAGAAGCGTGTACGAGGCTAAGAGGGACGGAACGGTCCACAGCCTTAATGACTGAAGCCACCATGTCTCCGCCTTGGTTCTTTTCTGCAATTATGCGATCCGCAGCGTACTTACGATAAAGCGATACAGCTTTTCTAGCCCACTCCTCAGGCGACCCTTTGAGGGAGCCGTCTTCAAGGACGTAGCCCCGAGCGTACCCATCAGAATCTCGGGCGAGGGCGACAACCACAATTCCTGTTTCGTCACTTCCTTCTTCATTTGAAGTGGCAGGGTCAACTGCAACGAGGATTCGTTCAAGGTTGTCTGGGGCTTCTTTGAGTCGGTATGCATCAATATCTTCTCTCTTCCATAGTGCGCCGGGGATATCCCCAAGGATTTCACCTTCAAGCTCCTGCCTACCAAGGCGTGTACCACCGTAGCGTTCGTATAACTGCTTAACAGTGTTCTTGGCAAGGTTAGCTGCATTGTCCAGAGTAGAACCCTTGGTAACAACAGTGTCTGGATCGGCAACCAGCTTCTTAATGAGTGGAAGGGGTCGAGGAGTCGTAGTGACTAAGCATTGTGGATGCTCTCCAAGTCTCAACCCAAATTGTAGCTGGTCCCATGCGTCTTGCAAGTACTCGAACTTTGCCAGCTCATCCACCCATGCAAAGTGATGCTGAGGACCACGAAGCTGGTCAGGAGTCGTACCATTGTAGGTAAACGCTTTAGACCCGTTAGGCCACGTCAAGCATCGGTTAGTCGGGGACCAACAATCCTCATTTAGCGTAGGATCACAGTTTAATAGGCCAGAGTCACCCTTGATCATGACGTCTCGGGCGTCTGCGGCCGTCTCGGCAACTAGAGCAATTCGGCAGCCAGGGTACTTATGGGCTAGCCCTCGTACCCACTCTGCACCCATCCGAGTCTTTCCGAACCCTCGGCCTGCCAAGACTAGCCAAGTGTTCCAGTTGCCCTCGGGAGGCAGTTGATTAGGACGTGCCCATAGAGACCAATCCCATTTTAATTGCGCTTTTGTTTCATCAGAAAGAGACGCCAACCACTCTTCTTGCTCTTTTTCTGGCAACTCTGCAAAAAGTTGCATCGGGCTTTTCTGAATCATCGATCACCTTTTCGTGAGTTACACGGCCTACATAAAAGTTGTAAATTTTCAGGCCAATTTGACCCACCTTTGTTTAATGGAACAATGAATAGTATTTATTAATTTTCTTCAGTTTTTCCGGGGAATGCAACAACGTTTCCATCAGTTCCTGATTTAGCAAGCTTATGAAGTCTGCTCTTGAAATCTGCTGCATCCTGTTTTACCTTTTGTTCGTGAACAATAGCACCACCGTCGGGACCACTGATTTCCTGCCGTTCAATAAACATACCAAGATGCTTAGCCAGCAGTTCAAGTCCACGGAGGGTTGCGCTATGGTTATTATCGTCTTCTGCCTTTTCGACCGTACGAACAAGCTTACGAAGGACATACTCCTTAGTAACGTTTAGTTCCTTGATCTTCTTGGCAGTAAGTTCATCGATAGCCTTCTTTACGTTAGGCTTAGTCTTCAACTCGGAAGCCACCTTATTAAGGTTGTTGCCCTTATAACCAGCCTTACGGGCTGCTTCAGTAAGGTTTCCGTCCGAGGAGACATAAGCTTCAACAAAAAGCTTCTGCTTTAGTGTTAGCTCTCTATCTTCAGTCGGTTGCATTCTTCTTCCCTGCGGTCTTCGTACGAGGGTAGGAGCGATTCTCAGTCTTAGAGCCCATCTTAAGGTTGCTCTTGGCGTTGTTCAGAGGGTTGCCATTCTTGTGCATAACATCCTTTCCATCGCCCTTGTGTGCCCTACCTGCTTTAATCATTTCTCGGCGAGCTGCATTCCTAGCAGCCCTGCGCTTCTTCTGTTCCGGCTTGGCATTATACTTAGCTTGTGCTCGCTGCCTTGCTGGAGTGTTCTTAAGGGTTGCCATAAAAATACATCTCCTCTATTCCATAT